CACTAAGCACGGCAACAGTGACACTTGGTGGTAGCGGTAACACAGAAATAGCAACTACCCTAGTTAGTGCTATTTTATCAGCCGACCTACCAAATATTACAGCAGGTATTAATTCAGACGGTCAAGTTTTTGTAAGCCACCTAGCTGGTGGTACTATTGGTTGGACACAATTAGTAGGTACACCAATGGACACAGCTGGTCTAAATGATGCGACACATGTTCAAGAGCTAGTAACGAATGTTACATACCTAGCCAGCCCATTTACAACATTAACATATACATATTCAGACACAGCACCTTATAGTGACCCAACCGATGGTAGACTATGGTACTATAGTGATCCATTGGTAGCTGACATCATGATCAATGATGGTAGTGCATGGAAAGGGTATCGCAATGTAGCAAATGATGCACGTGGGTATGACTTATCAGCTACAGATCCAAGTGGTCCAATTTTCTCAGCTAGTGAACCAACAACACAAAATGATGGTTTAAGTCAACTACAACCAGGAGATTTATGGATTAGTACAAGTGATGCTGATCTAGCTAATTATCCTGTGATCTATCGTTACTCATCAACAAATGGCGGTGGCGGCACAGTGTTCAGTTGGATCCTATTAGATAATGCAGATGATGTTGATGCAAACGGTATCTTATTTGCAGATGCTCGTTGGTCAGCAACAGGTAACGTTAATCCTATCACAGATAGTTTACCATCAATCACTAGTTTAATCACCAGTGATTATAAAGATCCAGATTGTCCAGCATACCAACTATATGCACGTGGTACACTATTGTTTAACACACGCCGTTCAGGTTACAACGTTAAACGTTTTGAAAGTGCCGGATTTACTAGTGCAGAACTATCAACAGTAACAGGTACAGAAACAGCTACATGGTTTACACAAAGCGGTGTTGATCCTACAACAGCAGTTCCATACTTTGGTACTAAAGCACAACGTTCAACAGTGGTTGAAGCATTGAAATCAGCTGTTGCTTCTAGCACAGCACTACGTGAAGAACAAACACAGTTTAACTTAATCTGCTGCCCAGGATATCCAGAACTTATCCAAGACATGATCACACTAAACAATGATCGCGTTAATACAGCATTTATCATCGGTGACAGTCCAATTGATTTACCAAGCGACTCAACACAAATTAACGCATGGGCCAACAACACTAACCTGGCAGTAGACAATGGTGTAGATGGTCTAGTAAGTAACAGTGAATACTTGGGTGTTTACTATCCAAGCGGTCTAGCTACTAACTTAGATGGTGAGAGCGTTGTTGTTCCACCAAGCCATATGATGCTAAGAACAATTATTCGTAGTGACGCTGTAAGTTATCCATGGTTTGCCCCAGCAGGTGTACGTCGTGGATTAATTGACAACGTGTCAAGCATTGGTTATATTGACACCAGTGATAACAACACATTCAAGTCAATTGGTGTTACGGCTGGTCTACGCGATGTATTATATCAAGATAGAGTTAATCCAATCACAATATTACCTGGTGTTGGTTTAGTAGCATACGGTCAAAAGACACGTGCGGCTCAAGCTAGTGCGATGGATCGTATCAACGTAGCAAGACTAGTTGTTTATTTAAGAACAGTGTTGGGTAGAATTGCAAGTCCGTTTATATTTGAACCAAATGATACAATTACACGTAGTCAAGTACAATCAGCATTTAACTCTGTATTCAACGACTTGGTTGCTAAACGTGCAATTTATGACTTCTTAGTAGTTTGTGACACAACAAACAATACACCTATTAGAATCGATAATAATGAATTGTGGGTTGACATCGCAATACAACCAGTTAAAGCTATTGAGTTCATTTATATTCCAGTACGTTTACAAAACACTGGCGCAGCGTTAACAATACAATAATATACGCAGATAATGGGGAGGTAATACTCCCCATAGTCAACACTAAAAACAGGTAAATACTATAAAGTATTAGAGGAAAAATAAGATGGCAACATCATCATTAACAAATTTTACAGTACCGTTAAGTACTAACCAAAGCGCAAGTAGCCAAGGTTTACTAATGCCAAAATTAAAGTTCCGCTTCCGCGTAACTTTCTTAAACTTTGGCGTTACACAACCTAGTACAGAGCTAACTAAACAAGTTATGGATTTTAAACGTCCTAGCGTAAGTTTTGATCCGATTGAAATTCCTATTTACAACAGTAAAGTTTATCTAGCTGGTAAACCAACCTGGGCTGAAGTAACTTGTCAACTACGTGATGATTCGGGCGGTGAAGTCAGCAAACGTGTTGGTGAACAGATGCAGAAACAATACGATTTCTTTGAACAAAGTTCTGCTAGTTCGGGTATCGATTATAAATTTGTTACAGTTCTTGAAATCCTCGATGGTGGCAATGGTACAAATACTCCTAACATCCTTGAAACTTGGGAATTATATGGTTGCTATTTAAGCACAACTGATTATGCTGATGTTAACTATGCTACAAATGATCCAGTAACGATCTCATTAACAATCCGTTATGATAACGCACTACAAACACCTACAGGTAGTGGTATTGGTGCACAAATAACAAGAACATTAGGTACAGTAATTACTGGTTAATCCAGACGAAACTCTTCAAAAAGCTCGGCGTAAAAAACCGGGCTTTTTTTTCCGGATAAATATATAAAACGGAAACAACTATGTCACAAAATAACATCTGGGGCGATATACTACAGTCGATAGCACCTAATCAAAACGTTAGGGACTATCAACATGCCGCACGAACTTTTATCGATGGGTTATACAGACTTAGTCCTAAGTTAAATAATCTATTCCATGTGTTCATTGATGTGAATCAAAATTTATCCAATATAGATCAGTTGAGTCAAATTGAAACAGGTCTTATGGCCAAGCAGGTACAGCTACCTAAGTTCACAGTGGCTACAAAAACACACAATGCCTATAACCGTAAAACTATTCAGCAAGAAAAAGTTACCTACGATCCAGTGACTATTACATTCCATGATGACAGCGCAGATATAGTGCGTAAGTTTTGGTACAACTATTATAGTTACTATTATAGAGACAGCGACTATCAGATTGAAAATTATAAAGATGATAGCAAATATAAACAACGCCAACAACAAAGCTGGGGATACAGTCCAAAAACTGATCTTGCAGGTAACGTTCCTTTTATTACCAGCATAAGAATTTATAGTCTACACCAAAAACGTTTCAGCAGTTATTATCTAATTCGTCCAATGATCAGCATATTCCAACATGGTCAGCATGAAGCGGGTGCGTATGCTCCGTTAGAGCACTCAATGACGGTAAATTATGAATCTGTATTATATGATACAGGACCAGTAAGCAACGGAACTGTTTTAGGATTTAGTGAAGTTCATTATGATCACACGTCAAGTCCGTTGCGTAACCTTGGTGCACTAATTGGCTCCGGCGGTAGTATTTTAAGCAGTATTGAGAATGGAGATCTAGGTAGCACAGTACAAAATGTTCTTAACGCTACTAATATACTCTCGGGCACTAACACACAAATTAAACAAGCTCCCGGATTGGATTTAAGCAAAATTGGGGAAAGTATCATGAAAAGCCGTAATCCATTAAGTAGCATTTTCGTTCCTACTAGTGGATCAGTTCAAGATGGAATAAGAAAAGCCACATCGGGTATTTTTGGATCAAGTAACCAAGGCCGTATTGATTTATAAGGATAACCTATGTCAACTACTTCAGGAAATTTACCAAACGATAATGGATTAAATAGCACACAGCAATATTTTAACAATTTTTATGTGCAACGATCTAATGTGGGTCCTGCCGAAAATGATGCTGTAGTTGCTTATTTTCAATTGATCACCGGCGATAAAGAAACTGGAAAAACACTGGCAGGTGCGGTGATTTATACTTGTATACAACAAAATTTAAATCCTGTAGATGTTGTAGAGCAATTAAAAAAGTTCAGCGATAAAAATAGATTATCAAATCCTACATACTCGAGTGAAACCAATAAAGATGCACAAGATACCTATGTATATAATTCTCAAACTGGTGCCTGGACTACCGGTGATAAACAATATGCTAACCCGGGACCAAGCGTGCCTTACAATAATCTCAGTGAACTTGACGCATATCTGACCATGCTGTTAAATCTCAA